TGGATAAACTTTCTTTTTGAAGTGTCTCCATTCTTCTTGCCATATCCATTATGGCTTTTCCAACAACATAAACACCTGTTACAACACTAGTGAGTTGTCTTGTTACATTTGTCCCAAAAGTATCTGCTTTCTTATCTCGGTTCTGTCCCCTCGTACTAAGTTTCCCACCCATACTAATTAGGTGTTCATTTTGCTGAAGCATTCGTTGTTGTATGCCTAATCCCAACTCTGACGCTCTAGAGATAGTCGCTAAAGAATCATTTAAGCTTTCAAGTTGTTCTTCACTAAATGCCATGCTACACCTTTATTGCTAACTTATAGATTTCCTTCATGCTTTCCAGCTTATAGGTCCTGAAGGAATCTTTTCCTAATATCTTAATAAGACTATTTTTTATCTTTCCATAGTAAGAAGCTCGTCTTCTCTTCTTATATAGGTTATCTAGGATAGTATCAATAATCACATCTGATTTCCCATCTAATTTGAAACAGCTTACTAATGTACCTGTTTTTCCTGGGAAGGCACCATCCCCTCTTTTACATTTAACTATCAAGACTACCCTCTGGGTTCTACTGCCAGGACCAACCCCTAGGTAATATCTAAAGATTAAAACCTCTCCAGGGGTCATACGGTCTGCGCTGGGTGGGATCTCCGTAAGTATCTTCTTACGGTCTCCTCCAACTTCTTTTAAAAAAATCTGAGTTTGTTTTGAAAATTGAACCATTGTACTATATTATATATAAATATTTAGGAGCCAAATGACCACTGATATAGATTTTATAGACTTTATAGATTTAATAAATTATACATTAAATAATAACTTTGTAGATAAATGGAGATATAAGTACTCTGAAAAGTTTATTAAGCACTTTCAAATCAAACTATTAGACTCCTTGAATAAACAGAAAGTCCTTAAACTTACTAGTTTATATAACTACCTCACTAAGAAATGTAGGTACTCTGGGGAAGTAGTAGATAACTTCTTTGAAGCAATAGATATTTCTATATATTATCCTCTCATCATTAACGACAAAAAATAATATGAATATACTTGAACTACTATACGATCTAGCAGCTAAGGCTTTAACCCTTATCCTACTTCTTTTTGGACTTTCTCTTTTTATTGGTGGCTGCGCGTCTTTGCTCTAGTCGTTGCTCAATGAGCATACTATTGTTGAATTCGGGACAAATATCTTTGTACCCACACCAGTTACAGAACTGATTCTGCATAGGGCAAAAGTCCCCTTTCTTCATCTTTCTAATCTTCCATACCTGCTCTACCTTTTCCCTAAGGTATTGTTTAATCTGGTTCGGAGAATACTTAACTGTGACGAAGTGGTTAGTCAGGGGGTAGTAGTGAGCAACTACTATATTATCAAGAGGGATGTTCATTAGTTTATGAACAGCATACGCATAGCCTTGCATCTGCCTGTCTTGATAGAGGTCAATCTCTTTTAGCTCTCTCTTAGAGGTTTTATAGTCGATTACTAAATACCCTCCATCACTTCCTTTGATGACACGGTCAATGATACCGTTTAGCTTAATCTCCTTCTCTTTATCGTAAACTACCTCGTACACCAATTCAGTAGCTACTGTCTCTGACAACGTAGCGTTGAAACGCAGGAAGTTCTCCAAGCAAGTTTTTATCTTGGGGGTATAAGTTTCCGAGAAACTGTAGTCCTTTTTGACATTTTCGGCTATATTAGTAAGCTGGGCAAGCGTTGTTGCTGCCACCCCGTCCTCAAGAATTTTATGGATAAACGAACCAAAGTGCAAAGCGTCAGTATTTTTAGACTCCTCTTTGAGTCTGTGAACATACCGATAACAGTACTTAAGCTGACACTCCTTAAAAGTCTTCGATTTTGATTCAGAAATTGTATTTATAAACATGGTTGTACCTCACTATATTAGAGACTATTTATTGGAAAAGTTCAAGGAAAACTACAGATTATCATCTGGAGACTCCGAACTGATTGTCCCCTCTATATTTATAGCTGATGACTACAAAAGACACATGAGTATTAACCTAGATACTGGTTTATGGCAATGTTTCAAAAGTGGCAACAAAGGTAACTTCATCCAACTATACGCCTTTCTAGAAGACCTTACCTACAATAAAGCAGAAGCAGAGATCCTATTTAAAGAATTAGAAGATCCTACCCAGCCTAAGCTTGTAATCAAAAAAGCAACTCCTAATAACTCTACGAAAAACTTAGAACTAGTTGAGGTCACGCTGGGCGACTACGACACAACTCGTCCCCTTGTCCAGAGGGCATGGGCCTTTCTATATGAGCGAGGACTGTTTAACCTTGAGACTCAAGACTCTACCTTTTATGTTTCTGAAGTAAACGGTCGTCTCATCATCCCATTCTCACATGAAGGTAATTTATTCTATTACCAAGCCAGGGCATTAGAGGATGAAACTCCTAAGTATCTTAACCCTTCGGAGGGTTGGCCTAAGCCTTCTAATATTCTATATCCTTATGATGAGGAGGAAGATCATCTTGTAGTGTGTGAAGGTCCGTTAGATGCTATCTCACTCCAAAACCAAGGAGTGAATGCTACATGCACTATGGGGTGTTCCGTCTCAGATCACCAGATGGAACAGCTAAAAGAATTTGAAGGGAAGATTATTATTGGATACGACAATGATGCGGCTGGGAAAAGAGGGGTTAACCGTGTTGACTACCTTCGACGCATAAAAAGGATGGCAGATATTTACATCTGCCATCCTCCTTTGGAAGTAAAAGACTGGAATGAAGCTCATGTAAAAGGCTTCAATCTACGGGAGTTTGTTGATAACCACACCAAGCGGTATGATTATAACTATCTCATGGATCACCTCCTTACGACACTGTGAGATAAGACAGTGGACTTACAAATTGCTGGTTCAGTATACTATAAGAAACCTGTACACTGTAAGTACCAGTCGGACTTCCAAAGTTCGATCCTGGCTCCGCTGCTGCTTCTTCTATAGTAGTGGCTACATCCCAAGAAAACAATAAAGTATTATCAGATGTGATTTGTGTAGGCTCTGCACTTATTACTGTAAAAGGTCCATCAAAAGTAGGATCTTGGTTTACTTTCTTTATCATTATCGTAGCATCAGTAACCACAGAATCTTTAAAGATATTTTGAATTGATTCAGGGATAGTCTTATTTTGAAGAGTATTTTCCGTTACCACCTTCAAATCAATAACTTCGTTATACCTAACATGTTTATTAAGTAGCTTTGCTCTACTGGTAAGCATTAACGGCTCAGTAACCACATAGAAGGTATTCTCATGTAATGCGTACTGATTATAAATAACCTGATATTTTGAGGCTTCAGCAAGTTTAACTGTCCAAATATCCGTATAATCCCCTACTGAGGAACAACCTGAAGCAGCTACTTGAGTGTTGGTAGTCCAATCCCAACCAGAGAGGTTAAGGGTCTGGTCTAAAACAACCACATACTCCCCAGCAGCCATCCTGTAGATACCACTAGCAGTTACCCCAGGGGTATAGTTATCAACATCAAAAGCATTTTCACAAGCGGTCCCTACGGCAGTACCAGCAGTAATAGTACAGTGAACCGCTTCATTTAAATAGTTTACCCCAGATGCGGCAAAAGTCATTAAGGGAACACTAGTAACTAGATTCTCAGCACCTAGAACACTATTTGGACTTAGCGTATCAGAAGTCTTAAAAATTTGTACAGAGCTTATTTCATATGGATCAACATATGCCCCATCATTTATGAAAAAAGTTCTAAGTCCAACTCTTTGGCTTACATTTGGTCTATTATTCCTATCTACTACGGGAGTTTGATTGACTTGCATTTTTTTGCTCTTCTATCTCTTTATTGTAAAATCCTAAAAATACGGCCCGTTCTCCCCTAGTCATACTCTTAACATCGGAATAAGAAAAACGACACCTTCTTACAAGTATATAGGCTTCTAAAAGAAGGTTTTCTAAATCAAAAACTTCTTTTAACTGTCTGTAAAAAAATCTGCGCCAATGGGCAACTCCATATCTTCGACCAAAGGACAGTAGCTACATGCGAATTTAACATTTGTATCTATCCCTAACCCATCTCCACCCATTACTTTAAGTAAAGCATGAGCATCTTTTAATGGGAGCTTTTGGATAACCTGAGAAATGATTTTCTTATTTACATGACCCTCAATTTCCGTAACAAATCTCCATAAGTTCGCCATAGCTATTTCAGAGTTTACAAGATAACCCTCATCAGCAATTGTGGGGAGTTTAACTTTAATAGTCTTTTGTAGTACAGGGAGATAAACAGGAACGGGGTTAACCATTTCCTCATCAACGTAATTCACAGGTAATTCGGAAAGATTAAAAGTGATATTATTATCATTCTTACAAGATGGACAGTTTATCTTAGCCTGATAAGTTTCTCCATAAGAGACCTCTCTCAATTTCATTAACATATAAAGCTTATCTAATTGAAGAACTTGGGAGAGATTAATATTTTTTATACAAGATCCTAATAAGGAGTTAAGCATTTTGCTTCCTCCTTGCTTACTAGACATCATTTTCTTTTCATCTTCAAAAGTTAATGGTCGAATAGTAATTGGCTTAGTAGGATCCATTAGAGTATAAAACTTGTTCTTAGATGGAAGTTCAAGAACTATATCCTCAGTTGAGGGTAGATTTGATAATAACTCTTCAATAATCTTATCATCAGCAGAAATACCCTCTTGCGGGGCAGTCGGTTGTTTTTTTGCTTGTGTCATAAAAATTCCTTATAGGATGTATAACCTATAATAGTGTATGAAAATAGCTGTAGATACACTTAATTCTAGAATAGTAACAGATAATGCACATTTATTAGATGCAATGTACAAACTATATAGTTACAAAACCCCAGGACACCAATATTCTGCGGCTTATAAACGAAGACAGTGGGATGGAAATACCCATTTTATAACAAGAGGAGGAGTATTTCGAACAGGATTATTAGAAAGGATCCTTATTGATCTCAAAAAAATAAAATGTACTCCCGAATTAGAATATACTTATACAAAACAAGTTACCCATAATTCCTATGAGATAGAACCCTTCTCGCTTTATGATTTTCAACAAGAATTAGTAACCAAAGCACTCCAAAAACACAGAGGCATAGTTAAAGCTCCTACTGGTTCAGGAAAAACTTTAATTATGGCAGCGTTAATCAAAGCGTGGGCGGGGAAGAAGATGGTATTATTGTTTAATGCGAAACAATTACTTACACAAACTTATAAATTTCTTACTGACACCTGTGGAATTGATAATGTTGGTTTATGTTATGGTGAAGGTTATATTTACGGGGATATTATGCTTTGTACGGTCCAGAGTATTGAAAAAATACTCGATACACATCTGGAAGAAACTGAAGTGTTGATGGTGGATGAGTGTCATGAGTTTGCTAATGGTAAAATCACCCTCCCAGCCATAAGAAGCTTCCAAAACGCCCAACATAGAATTGGGTTTACAGCAACACCCCCTAGAGATGATATTCCTAAACATAATCTAGAAGGGGCTTTAGGTCCAGTATGGGAAGTAATTAGCACTTCTGGATTAGTAGAAGAAGGAAAACTTACTAAACCAATTATTCAGTTAATCAACAGACCTTATACTGCAAGTGGGATAGACGAAGACCAGAGCTATTTAGAAGTTTACGATGATTATATCGTAAATAACGAAGAAAGAAACAATAAAATAAAGGACATTGTAAATGACATTAGAAAACAAAACGAAAGAGCCCGTATCCTTATTCTTACCAAGTCGCTTGATCACGGAAGAACCCTGGAAAACTTACTTGGGGGACAGTGCGAATTCCTGGAAGGGGCTAATTCGGTCGGAGAGAGGTATAACGCTATATCTAGATTCAGAGGATGCGGAGATTCTAGTGTCCTCATTGGCACTAAAATCCTCCAAACAGGGATTAACATTGAGGAAATAACCCATTTCATCAATGCTAGAGGGATGAAGTCTGAAATAGCCACTCTCCAAGCATTAGGAAGAGCATTAAGAAGACACGATTCCAAAAAACAAGTATATGTATACGATTTTATGGATAAAGAGCGATATTTATCCTCACACTCTCGCGCTAGAAAAAGACATTACCAGCGTGAAGGACACGAAGTTAAGGTAATATGAAAGAAAAAGACGAATTAATGAAATCTCAAGGGAAATTAACTGTTTCCGAAAAAGAAGATGTTAAGTGGATTATTGAAGAACTACAAAAATTCATAGAAAATGAGTCCGTAGATGAACTAGGACTCATTTTACTAGAAAATATCAACTCGTCTTTAGATACTGTAAAAAGAAACTACACTCAAAGAGTGTTATCTATCCTTAAACAGAACCACATGCTAGATTAGCTTTTCTTTTCGCAGCAGTCTTCGCTTAAAACGACCTTTTCTGCTTTGCCCTTCTTAGCCTTCCTCATTCCCTCCATACGGGATCCCCAGTCAGAACGGTCCATACCACGCAGTCTCTCCATGATTGCACCACGGGCTCTCTCAGGGCCTCTACGGGACTGTCTGAGGTCGTTAGCCTTGGCAAGGAATAAAAATCCCACCATAGCAAGTAAAATGTTCTCTTTCGTTAAATACTTCATATTAGTTCTCCAAGTTGGGAATTGTTATATCGGGGTTTCCCATTTTTAGTTTAAGACCCCAGTTTTCCATATCTCTCCTGGTCCACTGATCCTCCAGCTTCCCTTCCAACATATCCAGCTTATAATTGATACCACTAAGCTGAGTACTTATCCAGACCACCCCTCCACAGAGAGCGATAACCATACCTAATGGCATTAGTGTGTCCTTTGTTATAAATGTTTTCTTATCTTGTGTCATTAGGTTTTTTCCTTTAATTTATCCAGCCAATTTTATACAGGTAAAGGTAGAACCGAGCTTCATTCTAACAGTATTACTACCCGAATCTATCTTACAAGTAACCTTTTGTCCTGCTGTAACTGATCCAATCCACTTAAGCATCCCATCATGAGGATCAATATTAGTTCTAAGAACTTGAAGTTTATTAATTTTTTCTACTTCTGTCCCCCCTAATCCTGTTGTTTGAACAATACTAAGCGTAATCTCGGTAGGACTGGATGCCACTGCGAAACTACCTTGCATTTCAAACTCATAAGTACCTGTTTCCGCAATAGTAAAGTAATTATTAGTAGTATCCCAAGTAATATCCGCAGTTTCATTAACCGCTTGTGTAGCCCCTGAGGCGAAATAATAAGGATCAGCAGTATTTACCCCGTCATTGGCAGTAATTTCCACAAAAGACCACTGCTGGGCTTCTCCAGCCGATCCTGTGACTCCAGCGGGTCCTATAGCTCCAGATGGGCCAGACTCCCCCTCAGGACCAGTAGGGCCTTCATCACCCGTATCTCCCTGAGAACCCTCAGGACCACCTGGGCCAGTAGACCCAGTATTCCCACTATTTCCCTCCTCGCCTTTAGGACCACTATCGCCTTGTTCACCAGTATAGCCTTGATCCCCGTCAGGCCCCCTCTCCCCACTTCTACCCTGTACACCAGTATCGCCTTGAGGACCCGTATCGCCTTGATCCCCAGTAACGCCTTGATCCCCCTCAGGACCCCTATCCCCACTAGGACCTTGATCCCCAGTTTTGCCTTGATCCCCAGTCTTACCACTATCGCCTTGGGGACCCGTATCGCCTTGAGAACCACCATCCCCAGGTCCACCTTTTCGACCAGTCTTGCCTTGATCCCCAGTCTTACCACTCTTGCCTTGATCCCCAGTATCGCCTTGATCCCCCTCAGGACCCCTATCCCCACTAGGACCTTGATCCCCAGTATAGCCTTGTTCACCAGGAGCTTGATCCCCACTATCGCCTTGAGGACCAGTATCGCCTTGAGGACCAGTATCGCCTTGATCCCCACTCTTGCCTTGATCCCCACTCTTGCCTTGATCCCCACTCTTGCCTTGATCCCCACTCTTGCCTTGATCCCCACTCTTGCCTTGATCACCACTATCGCCATCAGGCCCTTTATCGCCTATTGGACCACTATCGCCTTGAGGACCTGTATCGCCTTGAGGACCTGTATCGCCTTGAGGACCACTATCCCCACCCCCACCCTTTCGACCAGTATCGCCTTGTTCACCAGTCTTACCCGTATCGCCTTGAGGACCCGTATCGCCTTGTTCACCAGGAGCTTGATCCCCACTCTTGCCTTGATCCCCAGTAGGACCTTGAGGACCAGTACCTATATCTCCAGGTTGTCCAGTTCTACCTTGTTCACCAGGAGCTTGCGGCCCACTATCGCCTTGAGGACCTGTATCGCCTTGAGGACCTGTATCGCCTTGAGGACCTGTATCGCCTTGAGGACCTGTATCGCCTTGAGGACCAGTATCGCCTTGATCCCCAGTCTTACCAGTATCGCCTTGAGGACCCGTATCGCCTTGAGGACCAGTACTCCCACTAGCACCTTGATCCCCAGTTTTGCCTTGATCCCCACTCTTGCCTTGATCACCGCTCTTGCCTTGATCACCACTCTTGCCTTGTTCACCACTATCGCCATCAGGCCCTTT